GCATTTTCTGGAATAGGAAAATGCAAGCTATCTATTTCATCTTGTGGTAACTCAAATAATTCGTTTAATTTTTTTGTCATACAAGTATTTAGTTACTTGCTTCGCCCATTATAGAAAAGATCATCCTCAGTTATGACTCTAAAGGTGTATCCATGATGTTTACAATAGGCCATTGCAGCCTGCCATTTAGCATGATTAATTGCTACTACCATTCTGTCTTTAGCGTTAGCAACTTTACTCTCTATAAGACTTTGTTTTTTAGGTTTAATCTCAACTATCTCAGCAATATTCTTACCATACTTGTTTTGATAAACTACAAAGAAATCAGGTATATACGTTTTAGGTTGTCCGGTAAATGGGTTACGATATGGTACACTTATTGCTTCACTAGCCCAATATAATACATTTTTGTTATTGTCACAAAAGGTCATAAATGTTAGTTCCCAACCACTACGATATCTAGGGGTATGTTTACCTACATATTTTTCAGTATTTTTTGGGACAAATGTACCTTGAGCATACTTTGCCATGATTATTGCACGATATTACGTGCTACGGGTTGATTAGGTTGTGGTACTGTACTTGTACCATACAAACTTGTTTTAGATTTAAAACTGTTTAAATAGTATGATATAACTTGATTCATTTGTAATTTAGTACCAGTTCCTTGAATTTGTCCTAGTAAATCTAATACAGGTATACCTGTTTCTTGTGCTATTCTGAATAAAAATGTTGTAAAATTACCAGCGATAGCTTTAGTATCGCATACAGTTTTAAAATAACCGTTAACAATATCAAATTCATTTCCGTTTACTACCATATTAAATGCGTAAAAATCATCAAATATCTTAACTGTTAAATCAAGTGCAGTGCGGTCGTCTATAATTCTTGCCATAATTTATCAACCTGCACTTATATCAGGAGGAGTTACACCAACAAATTTAGAATTTGGTGGATTTGGTGTAGAACCAAATGAGAGTATATTAAATATTTTATTTCTTCCAGTATTATTTAGTGGGTTCATAATAGCATTAGTAATACCTTTAGTTATCTCAGCTTTGGCAGTTTGTTTCAAATTCATATTTTTAAGAGTATTATAAGTTACACCTGCTTTTTGTATAGCACCTAATATGTTTCTGTTACCTTCTGCATCTGGAGTCAAATCGTTAAGTATTCCTTCTCCTCCATCTACTAAACCACCTTGACCTAAAATAGTAGATTGACTACCGGGTCTAGCAATGGGACTTACTGTCAAATCAAAATGTTGATTTAATCCAAATCCAGTAACTTTATTACTAGGATTTTTACCATTCATTGCACCTTTAAAATATTTTACTGTTTCATAATCTATAGACATAGAATTTTCCATAGTACCATTACCCTGTGAATAATCGTAAGTGTCATGTGCAAACCTAGTTATCATTGGATTAATTAATGTATATGCTACGTAATTACGTTGATTAAATCCATATATGGTAATATTTTTAAAAAATGGAATTTTAGTTTGACCGGTACTAGTTGCAGTACCGCTGTTATCTGTATTTCCTGTTTCTCCTATATATCCCCAATCGGTATTGCCGGTAATAGATTTTGCGTAAGTATTTCGTGTATTGTAGTTACTTGAATTTACAGGTTTAGTTGCATCTTTGTAGTAATATGTATAATAGTTATACCACAAGTTACGAATTATGCCGCCGCCTGTAGGACTTGATGCTGCACCGCCATTATCATCATGAAAAACAATATCTATTGGATCATATTTAATTTTTGTTTGTACAATACGTTTACGATTATATTGATTCATTATATGTGTGTCAAAACTATAGCTTGGTATTTTTACAGTTTTAACTGCTAATCCAAAGTTTGCATCCAAATTTAGATCAGCCGACGCACCAAGTGAGTATACGGTTGGGTTTATTTCAAAATAAACATGGAATAGGAATTTAAACTTAGGTGCGTACTGATACGCATTGGGTATAAATGTTTTTGCGGCGTGAGTATAATCACGTAGATAATCGTTGGCAAAAAACCCTGCTACCGCGTCTGTTGCTAAATTTTGAAAGAATCCTGCCATAAATTAATAATTATGCCTTAGTAGTACCAACACCGGATACTAGAGAATTTGTATTTACTGCTGCTCTTGCAAGTGTAAAGCCCACACCAGATGTTGCTTCCGGAGTTTGTAATGCGTTATCATAACGAATTGACAGTTGTATAGTTACAACCTCATTTGAGCCATATGCTAAATTATTATAATTTGCTGCCTGTAAGAAGCAACCATACACTTCCCATGTTTCTAATACAACTGGCACACTAGTACCGTTACCACCATCTAAGATTTGAATATTTGTTTGAAACTTATAATCTTGGCCGGTTGCGGCTGAAGCTTGTTGAACAAAGTCCATTTGCTTTTGCAATTGTTGACCAACTAATTTAGCAACGTTGCCTGATGCATCATCTCTAACATTAATTGTCAAGGGTTGCCATTCATGTCTGCCTGCCAAATACATAGTAGAATTGTAAATTGGTATAGTAATTTCACCGAAACTAACTGATGGACGTGTTACGTCAATAACTTGTTTTGTCAATTCTTGTGTGACTGTGCTAGTACCAATATTTAGAAAGTTAACTCTAAAACGATACTGTAGTTTGGGCATTAGCAATGCCTGATTTCCACCGGAGGTATCTCCTGCCACTGACATGTTAATTAATGATGCTGATCCTGTTGCCATTTTTTTCTCCTGTTATTAATATTTATCTATTTAAATAGATATCCCTCTCGGGATATCATATTTTATTATTGTCCACCAAGCTCGCCTGTGTTCAATATACGAACCGGGATATAGATGAATTCAGCTGCCTTAACAGGCTCAACTGCAACATCAATCCAAAGTTCATTTCTATCAATTCTTGCCGGTGTATTGTTACTGTCATCACAAATTACAATATAATCGTATAAACCACGTTTAGCAACTAAATCAATCATTAATGTTTCTACAACAGCCGCAATTTGATTACGTGTTAATGGATCGTTGGGTTCAAATACAAACGGTCTTGCTGCCAATGTTAACTGTCTACGTATGTAGGCAATCAAACGAGCAACGTTTGTTCTGTCTAATGCACTTGAACTATTAAAACTAGTCTTGTTACCGTAATTTAGTAAACCAACACCAGTAAAGAATACTAATGGGTTTATGAAGTTAATATACAATACATCACGTATACCCAAACGAGTCTTGATTGATATAAACTCACCTGTAGCACTATCAATATAACCAATACTTAATGCATTGTCAATTGTGCCACGACGAGTACCGGCTGCCGCTAACCAAGGATAACTAATAGTATCATTACGTAAGAATGTACGCAACATCATGTATGATGGGGGTACTGCAACTTGATTGCCTGATAAATCTGTAGCCAAGCCACTTGGATAGAATAGACCCATATAAGTGTCACGGTTTACTAGACCTTCTTCACCTGTACTTGATGCACCTGCTTCATTATTAGCCCATGCTTGAATAGCAGTAGCATCATCTGGTAATCTCATTGGTGTATCACCTAGAATATAACCAGTTTGACCACGATCATTATTCAACACAATCATTCCAGGTTGTAGTTCTGGATAGTTTGGTGTTGCAATCAAATTGAAGAAATTATCTTCATCACGTATTGCTGTATTGGTAGCAATTGCTGCATTCAGTGATTGTACAACCATTGCACGTTGTGCCTTACGACCCATATATGGAGCACCATTTGTTTGATTGCCGCTTACTGTTACCCAAGTATCAGTAAATGTAGGTAATGTTTCATCTGGGAAACTTGTACTATTAAAATAGTCTGACCTGTACTGCTTTACATTGTAACCATTACGGCGTGTGTTAAATAACAACATACCTGATGGATATAGTGTTGGGTCCGGAGCATCTAAATCAAGATTGTTACTTGTCAACAAACTAACAATTGTTGGGATAGGATCATCTACTGGACTAATCGTATCCTGATCACTTGACCAACGTGCATCAGCAAATACTACACCTGTGCTACCTGTTTGGTCAGTATTGTCAATTAATACCCACTGATCGGTGCCTGATACTGCTTGCCAACGACTAATTACTGGATAGTTTTCTAAATCACTAGTGTCGATCCACAAGTCACCATACTCTAATGCAGTATCATCACTTTGTACTGTTGGTGCAGTGGCACTAATTAAAGGTCCGTTAGGATCGGTTACATTAGTGCCACTTGGTAGTGGGAAACCATTACTATCATAATCTCTATTACCATAACCATACCATGCACCACTATAGTTAATCATTATATCAACTTGGTCAACTACACTATAGTACCAATTTGTATCATTGGCAGGAGCTATATTCGGCTCACCTTCATTGGCAATATATGTAAATTCTACCCAGTTACTTAATTGTTTAGTAAAGTTTGATGGTGGTGTACCTGACACATATGTACATGATGTTGCTGCTCCTGCAGAAATTGATGTTATTTCAACAACCAAATCATTTGCAGTAGTAGATCCACCTAAACTAGTACCTAATATAGTAACCGTATCACCCACAGCGTAACCGGAGCCACCGGCTTGAACGCCATCACCTACAACAACATAGTTAACAGATGCTAAAATATTAACATTAAATGTGGCACCAGTCCCGCTACCTGAAGTAGATCCTTGTGCCAATCCTGTAAATGTAGGCTCACTAGCAGGACCATATTTTACACCAGATGTTGTATCTATTATAAATCCAGCTTCTGTAATTAAACCATTAGATACATTAATATTAGTAAAAGATGAATTAACGAAATCATTTAATACAATTTCGCCACCGGTAGTATGTGTTAATTGTATAGAACCATCAGTAGTTACACTTGCTGTTGTATAAGGTATACCGGCTGCTGCCCAAGCTGTTACAAAATCAATAGCATCTGTATTATCTGCTAATGAAAATTGATAGGCTATCGTTAAGCTAGTACTATTAGGCTCAGATACTTTAACCGTCATATAATATGGACCAGCGGTGAAGTCAGGAGATGTATTGGAACCAGTGATTACTGTCGGGCCGGTTGCAATTCTTTCCCACATGTAAAAGGGAGCAGTACTTACTGGGTTTGTTCCAATAAGATTATATGCATATTGTCCGTATATTGTACCAGCCGGAATAGCCTGTCCACCGGTGGCATCTAAATTATTACTTGCCACCCAATCACTTATTGCTAATGACACATTTTTAGTTTGGAATGATTGTGTAGCACCATTGAATACTGATAATACTGGATTTAAACCAGTACCAGCAGAACCAACTTTAATCCATACTGAACCTGTTGGTCTAGGCGTACTTTGATTACTACCCCATAATGGCATTTGAGCACTTGTTCCATATCCGATTACTGGTTGATTATATGTTCCTGCAGGAATACCTATATCAGCAAGTACTGTTCCAGTGCCAGCTGCAATAACAAGACTTGTTGTCCCGGAAGTAATACGTTGATTACTAAATAAATTTAATTTGCCACTAATTACAGAAGCAGATAATCCTTCCCAACCTAAAGCATTAATTGCGGCCGCAACACCTGCTACATTATTATTAGTTGACGCAGGAACTGTAATAGTTGCTGTTACTCCTGCTATACCTGACAGATTAATTGTAAATGTATTAGCGGCTGTTAATGTTGGATTAGAATTGGTTCCTTGAATAGTAGGAACATCTAATCTCCATGGACCGCCTCCTAATATTTCCCAAAGATTAGAAGTTGTTTTATACCAATATGTTCTACTAGTTCCATTGGCCGGAGTAGTAATTTGAATAGCATTTACTGCATAATCACCAATATTTCCTATATCACTATTTGGTACACCAGCAGTTAAATCATCTGCATTTGTAATAACAATTGGAGTTTGTAATGTAAATTGTGCTGTAGTCTGATTAAATTCATATATACCCCATGAACTAGAAGTGGTATCTAACCAATATGTACCGGCAGTCGGATTACTAACTGGACGACCTGTTTGACCAACTAAACTAGCTAGGTCAATATCAGCACGTAAAACATAACAACGGTTTGTTACACCTAATGTACTATAGGCTGCTAACAATCCATATTCATTTAACTCATAACCCTGAATTGGTGTACCATTTGTCGTTGTATAGAAGAATGGTGTACCATATAAGTTTACTAAGTCTCGTTGACTTGTTATTTGGAATAGTTTATTTGCATTAGCGGCCGTTGTTGCGGCTGCTATACCTGTTCCAGATGCATCAGCTTTGTTTTCTGCTGTTGCTAATAGAATAAGTGGGACGGAATTCGTTGGGGCTGGAAGATATTGACTCTGGTCAATGATCGTTACTTCTACGCCTGGAGATGTTAATGCCATTTTATATTTCCTTTATGTAAAATTTT